TTAGATGATTTTCGTATAAAAGCCATATTTGTCTTTGATCTTTTTAGGAATGCTATCATCGGTAATAATGGCATTCAGATCTTCCACACGATAGAAACTGTAGAAGGAATAACTATCAAACTTGCTGTTATCAGCTACCACATACTTTTCGATCGCATTGTTCAGAATAATGGCATTGCCATTTCCTTCTTCTTCATTAGCAGTAGAGACACTATGGCCATCGATTCCATTGACCCCGATGAAGGCTTTAGAAACCTTGATTTCTTTCAAGAGTTTATTAGCAAATTGACCAACAAAGGTTTGCGTCTTTACACGGTAACGACCACCAACTAAGATCAAGTCATAATTGGGGAAATCCTTGAGCTTCTCAAAAATAGGTAGGGAATTAGTGACGATACTAATTTCTTTCCCTTCCAAATAATCTCCGATAAAGTCTGTTGTTGTACCAGAGCCAATAAAGACGGTATCCCCATTTTCGATCAACTCCGCACATTTTTTTGCAATGCTTCGTTTCTCATCAATATTGATCAGATTTTTCTCACTGTGGGAAGCCTCTAACAAGCTATCTTTGACCTTTTTGTGGGCCCCACCATGTACACGAACTAAAAGACCTTGTTTTTCAAGATCGATCAGATCGCGACGAATGGTCATGTCTGTCACCCCAAAGAGTTCCTTGAGCTCTTTGACTGATACTACACTTTTTCGGTCCAGTTCCTGGAGAATTTCAACGTGTCTGCTATCTTTCATCGCACCACTTCCATTCCTACTATATTTGTCTCTATTATACTACTTTTTTTAAAAAACACAAATTCAAACATTATATTAACAAGAGTAAACATGATATTTTTATAATAGATAAAAGAAAAAAGCCTCCCGTCAATCCGGAAAGCTTTGATTTATGCTATTTCTAGCTTCCTCACCTTTGGATCAAGGCTCGGGGAAAAGTCAAGTCGTTCGCTGAAATCTCGTAAGTTTCTTCACAACGGTAGTAAGAATCTCGGTAAAGAAATGCTACAATGTCAGCATCTTGTTTAATAGAGCCTGATTCACAAAGGTCTGACAGAACAGGCCGTTTGTCATTACGTTGTTCTACTCCACGGGATAGCTGGCTAAGTGCAATTACCGGCACTTTTAATTCCTTAGCTAAAATCTTTAATTGTCTAGAGATCTCAGATACTTCCTGCTGTTTATTTTCTTTTCCTCTTCCAGTAATCAACTGTAAATAATCAATAACAATCAAGGCTAACTCTCCTGTTATTTGAGCTAATTTCTTTGATCGTGCTCGGATGTCAGAAATTCTGATGCCAGCGGTATTATCAATATAGAGTTGAGCCTTTGATAACTGTTCCTGTGCTAAGAGCATCCGTCTCCACTCACTGTCAGATAACTTTCCTGTCCGAATGTGATAGGATGGAATCACCCCTTTAGCGGACAACATGCGTTCTACGAGACTCTCTACCCCTATTTCAAGTGAGAAGATAGCTACTGATTTACTAGCTCGTATTGAGGCATTCTGGGCAATGTTTAGAGCAAATGCTGTTTTACCCATAGCTGGTCTAGCTGCCAAAAATATTAAGTTGTCTTCGTGTAGCCCTGTTTTATTTTGTCAAAGTCGGTAAAACCTGTAGCAAGGCCAGTAAAATCCCCAACGTGCTTAGATCGTTCATCAATTCTGATATTAGTGGAATCCAATACGTCTATGATGTTTCTAAAACCTGAGTTTTGATTGGCACTTACCGATGTCAGTGTATTTTCAAGTCTTACTATGACATCATCTAAATGTTGGTGATCTTCATATACTGTTTCAAGTGCTTTATCTAGATCATTGATGACCTCTCTTGCTTTAGCTTTTTCGGCAACAATCTTTGCATAATGTTCAATGTGAGCACTCGTAGGGACTGAATTTATCAAACTAGCAAGAAAAGCCATTCCGCCAATACGCTCAAACTCTCCAATTGAATCAAGTGCTGATTTTACAGATACAGGGTCAATTGGTTCTCCCCTGTCTGCCAATTCTTCCATAATGTTGAATATAATACCGTGAGATAATTTATAAAAACTTTCTTGTGTTAGGAGTTCTGATGCGATAAAGATTTTTTCCGGATCAACGAAAATTGATCCAAGTACCGCCTGTTCAGCTAGTATGTCGTGAGGCAGGATATTTGTTTTTTCTGCTATTGATTAATACTTTCTATATTTGATATAATAAAAATAAAAATGATTGGAGTTTAATATGACTTCTCAAAATAACAACAACATGGAATTTAATCACATCCCAATTTCACCGGAAACTGGTGATGCTTTAATGAAACCTGCCGCATCATCAATCGGGAATGCTGTAGGAACTGTGTTGGATGGCATCTTCCATATTGTTTTGGATCCAGTGCGCAAATTCAACATTCAAAAAGAACATGATCTAAAAATCTTTCAAAAAGAAATTCAAGATGAGGTTAATAAAATTCCCAATGAATACAGAGATGATTCTAAAATAGGTTTCGTTTTAAAATCTATTGAAGACTCGAGATACCAATTAAATGAGGTAGAGATTAGAATTTTGTTTGAAAAATTAATTTCTGCTTCTTTTGATAGTCGTAAGAATGCCAATATTACTCCAATTTTTAGTACCATTCTCTCTAATATGACTCCTAAAGAAGCTAAATTGTTGGAAATGATTTATAAAAATCCATATAGTTTAGTCACAATTTGCAAACCCAAAATTGTAAATAATGATACATCTGCTAGTAGAATCGTGGGAAGAACTCATTTATTATTTAAATCAGAATGGTCTACAAGTTATGATTTAGAGTTATCTATTTTAAGTTCTCATAATTTGATAAATGTTCATGAAGATACATATCTTACACATGAATTCTTTTCTGTTGACTACGAAAAATACAAAAAACATCTAGATGATCTTAATCCACATTTTCATTTAACTGAAAATGAAGAACTAAGTTTTGAGAAGTCCTACGTATCATTGACAGAACTTGGCCAATTATTTTGTGATATTGTTTTTGAGAATTAATATCTTTTTGTCAACTCTATCTTCCATTTTCTTTAACTCGTTTGCTATCTGTTTAGAATACAACGCTAAAACAACTAATGTAAAAAAAGCTGATAATAATTGTTAATAACATTTAATCTCCTTACCTACGATATCCGAAACGCATTGCTTGCCGGGCTTCTTCGATTTGTTGTTTTTCCTTGATCAACTTCTTTAATTCCCGTTTTGACTCTTTGCAGCGTTGGCTAATTGCACTTACCATGATCGACTCAAATAACACCACGATTACCAATACACCAATAATAATTTCATTTAACATTTTCTGATCTCCATTTCTTGTTATATTTATCTAAATCAATTGCCAATACTGCTGCCAAATTCTTTTGTTCAGTTAGTATTTGCCTTTTGTAGGGTGCTAATCCTGTATCTCGTTCTTCCTTTGTTTTTGGCAAGAATACCCATTTGATTTTTCTTTTTTTGCAACAACAGGATGTCCAAAATTTACTTTAAGGCTCTCAATAATGCTTTCTAATTTTCGTTTATCTAAATTAAATCGGCTTTGTAGCTCTTTTGCTTGAATTGGTAATTCAAATGATGCATTTTGTAAAATTGTGTTTAGCACTTGTGTTTCTATTAGAGTCATTTCTCTAGAAACTACCATTTTTATCTCCTTTGCTATCTAAATAACGATATTACTTTGAATGAATTTATCTAATTTATTCTTGTCAATTCTTTTTTTCATCAGAAATTTGATAAAGATTCAATACCATCTTTATCCATTTTCTGATGGTATTTGAACTGCAATCTGTATAGTGTGCTGCACTTCCTAGTGACAACCAACGTTTCTCTGATATCTCCTGGTCTAAGAATTCAGTGAAAGATTCTTTAAATTGAATTCGAACCACTGATCTTATTCCGTTTTCAAATTCTTCACTTAGAATACTTCAGCTCCAATTCGTGTTATACTATTAGTAGTTTCTTTTCTAGGGCGCCTAACCTCGTTAGGTGCCTTTTTTATATTTCCTACTCCTCAAATTTTTCCCATGACTCGTTAATTAGCAATCTTTTGTTAATACGAAGCTTCAAGTCATCACTCCCTTTTCCATCTTTTAGCAGCTGTGTGATAGCTGATGGACTAACACCTACAACAATGGACAAGTCCGTCTGTGACCATCTAGGTTTTTCAATACGCTCTTTTACAAGTACAATCCATTTACGATGTTATTGGCTCATGTTTCCCCTCCTTTTTTAATAAAGTTAAAGAGTTAGTAAATTATTTTATAAAGTGCTTGACGAATTTAAATAAATAATTTAAAATGAAAGCGTAATACAAAGAATGATAAAACACTATATCTATCAGTTTTCTTGCTCGCCAAAGCTATTTTATATTTAGATAAGTTTTAACTTCGTTTTTAACTAACTCATTAACTTTACAAAAACTATTTTAAATCATTTATTTTTTCAACGATTTTAAATAAATAATTTAAATATTTTTTGTCAATCTCTCAGAAAGGTTGATAAATCAATGTTTCCAACATTTGAAAAAGTTAGAGAATTGGCTCGAAAAAAGGGTTTATCTCTAAATCAAGTTGAAGAAAAATTGGGATATAGCAAAAATACACTTTATTCCTTAAAACGACAAAAAGTAAGTTCTGAGCGATTACAAGAAATCGCCGACTACTTCAATGTGTCCACCGACTACTTATTAGGGCGCACTGATAATCCAAAAATTGCAACAGACGATAATGTTTCTGCACCGCTTGACCTTCGAGACATTGCTGCGCAATCTATGTTGTTCGATGGTAAACCACTTACTGAAGAAGATATTGATTTTATTACAGCAGTCTTAGAGGCACACTTAAAAAATAAATAGAGGTGCATTTATGACTGTAAAAGAGATTTGTGCCCTTGAGGGTGTATGCTTATGCTACTTTGATGGGAGCGAATGGCATAGTCCATGCTTCTTTAATCCAGCATTGAATGTTCTTGCAATTGATATTAATCTATCAGAGCAAGATCAAAAGCAAGTTGCTCTACATGAATTGGGCCATAAAGAACATACCCCAGTCCAGTATGAGGTTAATAGGGAGTTGTGTGAACTTCAAGCTGATCGTAGCATGATTCATCATCTATTAGAAGAAGGATTAAAAACTATGGATGATGTGTCAGAATTTAATTAAATCCATTTTATGGAGCGATATAATTTAAAAACCATCGCTAATGAAACGATGGTGATTGATGAATATAGGTCTTTAATTGATTAAAAAAGGAGAAATTATTATGGGATTTTTTGACAATGTTAAACAAGAAAGTTCATTTTCTGATGCTTCAGGAGTAACTGGATTGAACTATGTTGTTCTTCAAGTGACACTTAAAGAAAAGTTATTTGGTACTGGATCTGGAAACCTTACTGAACTTGAAGATGTGATTAACAAACAAGCTGCCAAAGGATACCGACTCCATACCATTAGCACAGCTAACGGGGGCAGCAAGGGTCTAGGTGGAGGAGATCGTATCCAGGCTACAATGGTGTTTGAGAAAATTATTTAGTTAGATTTTTTTATTATCACTTTCACAAAAGATATTGGAGAAAATATGAAAGAAATAATTTATTTAGATACAAAGTTAATTAATTCTTTATTAGCTCAATTAGATCAAGGATTGATTTTAAAACAAATCGTAGAGGAAAACACTTCTCAGTCAAATCATGAGGAGACTTCCAGTAAAAAAGGAAAGTCTGTATCTGGAAAATTAGATGTAGCAGTTGCTTCGGGAACGTTATCTAATTCAAAAGAAGAGATTGATAAATCTGCTCTTGTGTACTCTAATGGAAACCGTGAATTAGTGGAAACTGCCATTAATGACTATTCATTAGACCTATTAATAAACAAAATCAGTCCTTTGATTTCAGACATTGATGGATGTTCGGAAGGTGATTTTATTAAGGAGGAAGATCATTTCAAATCATATGATTTCAGTTTATTAAAAAATGCTATGGATATGAAATCTCTCGAATTCCTTGTTTCAGATGAGAAGGAAAAATTTGATAAAGCAACTAACGAGTTATCTAAATTAAAGAAGAGTAACCAATCAAAAAATCAAAAAAGGATAGAAGAGTTGCAGAATGTTATAGAGAATTCTACTATTTATAGTTTTGAAAGACTCCACAAATTATCATCCTATGTTGAATCATTGTTGTCTGATTGTAAAATTTTTAAATTAGGTAAAACACTTTCAATCTGCGAACAAGAGAATATAAGGATTCCGAGAAGTTCTTTATCATTACTTAACAATTCGAAAAGAAAAGCCACTATTATAGGAATAGTAGCTTCCGATATCGAAAATGAAACTAATTTTGAAAAATTTACTGATGACCCTAATCAACTTTTGGCACATGGTTCAAGTACATTTATTAATATTGTGACAAGTTCTTTTGAAATTACACAAAATGGTGACAAATTTATAAGACCTATTGCTATTTACTTTGAACAGTTGTAAGAGATATCTTTTTTCTCACTCTTTCATTTTGAAGGTTAAAATATCTCTCGTTTTCAACAAATTTTAATGTATGCTGTTTACGCATTTGTGAATTAGACGATTGGAGATTTTTGAATTCTTCATTCATCTCATGTTGTGTTTTCTTTATAGAATTTAAAAATTGCAACATTTTTAACCTCCTTTTGAAAATGTATATAGTAATTTAAAACTAAATAAATTAAAAATCAAAAAATAGGAAATCCTCACACCGCCTGGCAGCTTGAATGTGAGGAAATGTGTGATAAGAAAAGCCATTAAAAAGGTCTTTTTCTTATACCCATTTTAACAAGAAATGAGGTAAAAATCAATGATCAAAAAATATAAAAAAGGTGATGGTTTCGCCTACTATTTTAAAGCCTATCATGGAATTGATCCTTTGACTGGCAAGAAGATTGTGACCCTTAGGCGTGGTTTCAAAACTGAACGTGAAGCTAGACTTGCTGAAGCTAAGTGTTTGGCTGATTATGAGAAGAAAACATTTAGAACCAGAAATACAACTACTACTTTCAAACAGGTATATGAAACTTGAAAAGAACACTATAGAAATACCGTAAAAGAATCAACCTATGTTAGTCAAATTGACAAAGCAGATAGACTTATTATCCCTCATTTTGGAGATAAACCCATAAATAAAATTACTCTATCCATGTGCCAATCTCAGGTCAATAAATGAGCTGAGGACTATAAGAGATTTTTTGGGATCATCAGCATTGCTAATCAGATATTTGATTATGCAATATCTATGGAATTGATTGATAGCAATCCAATGAGAAAAACTCTAAAACCAAAAAGAAAAAGAAAGATAAGGAAGAGCTTGAACAATTCTATAATAAAGAAGAACTGAAAACTTTTTTTGAAATGGTCCAGGAGCTTGATGACATAGAAATGCTCACTTTCTTCCGTCTGTTGGCTTTCACAGGAATGAGGAAGAATGAGGTTGGTGCATTAAGATGGACCGATATTGATTTAGAGAGTGGACAACTAAAAGTTAATCAAACACTAGCCAAGGGAGAAAACAATAAAATCATATTTCAAACTCCAAAAACGAAAAAAAGCCAGCGAACAATATCGCTGGATCCAAAGACTATTAATATTTTAAAAGATTGGTACAAATTCAGTACAAAAGGCTTATTATTTAAAAATGAATCAGGCAGCCCTAAAAGTATTGTACATGTCAATAACTTGCTGAATAGAGTTTGGAGAAGATACCCTGATTTCAAGCGTATCACTCCTCACGGATTCAGACATACACATTATTCCCTATTGTTCGAGGCTGGAGCAACGATCAAGGAGGTACAGGAACGACTAGGACATGAAAATATACAGACAACGATGGACATATATGCTCACGTCACCCAAAAAGCAAAAAATGAAGTTGCTGACAAATTTGCTTCCTACATTGGTTTTTAG